TAATCCGATTGTAAGAAATGTCACGCCAGTTTTTAGAAACGAAACTAAGAATAACAAACACATTTTAACGTTGTCAGGTACTATTGCTAACTTATCTTTTCTTGACGACACTATCAGCGCTAAAGCTGTGAAAGATTCGCTTGATAATGTTAAAGAAGATATTGTTATTCGTTTAAATTCTGGCGGTGGTGATGTGTTTGAGGGGATAGAAATTTATAATTACTTAAAGTCCTTACCAAATCACATTACAATTGAAGTCACTGCGTTAGCTGCAAGTGCTGCATCATTAGTTGCAATGGCAGGAGATAAGATTATTATCCGAACAGGCGCAAATATGATGGTGCATGAAGCTTCTACAATGGCTTTTGGTAACAAATCAGACATTCAAAAAACATTGAATGCTTTAACTGCAATTGATACATCTATTGTTGATATATATCACGATAGAACAGGTTTAGATCGTGATGAGATTGTTAATCTAATCACTAATGAAACGTGGTTAACTGCAGATGAAGCAATCAATAAAGGTTTTGCAGATGAGAAATCATCTCGTAAATCTGTTGAGAAGCAGAAAGAAGGTGTAGAAAATTTGAAAGACTCTAAGTATGTAGCAAGACTTAAAGAACAAAGAAGCATTCTTAATGCAATGATTAATGAAGCAGAAGAAGGAACACCAGATGAACCTTCGAGTGATGATTCAAACGAACAACGTATTGCGGATTTAGAAAACAAAATTAAAAATATTGAATCACGCCTTGATAAATTAGAAAAAGGCGACGAAGGTAATGAAGGCGAAGGCCAAGGCGGAGGTACTAATCCACCACCAAAAGAAAATAAATTTTCAAGATTTGCATTTTAAGTAGCTATTAACAATTGATGTTAATGGCTATTTTTTATGCATAAATTTAAGGAGGAATATTATGGCTATTAAAGTCGGAGAAAAATTAAAGAACTATCAAGACCATAAAGCACATTTTGCTGAATTAGTTCGCAATGGTGCAAGTGATGAAGAACAATCAAAAGCATTCGGAGAAATGTTTGATGCATTATCAAACGATTTACAAGACGAAATTTCAGCAGAAGTAAATAATCGTGTAGTAGACAACGGTATTTTAGCGAAACGTTCACAAGATCCTTTAACTTCGGAAGAACGTAAATTCTTTAATGAAATCAATACAGAAGTAGGATATAAAGAAGAAAAATTATTACCGGAAACAGTTATTGAACGTGTGTTTGATGATTTACAATCAGAACATCCATTACTTTCAAAAATCAACATTCAAAATGCAGGTTTAGTAACACGTATCATTAAAGCAGAACCAACAGGTCAAGCTGTTTGGGGTAAAATCTTTGGTGAAATCAAAGGCCAATTAGATGCTGCATTTGATGAAGAAGAATTCAAACAATCTAAATTAACTTGTTTCGTAGTTATTCCAGATGATTTAAAAATGTTCGGGCCTAACTGGGTAGAACGTTTTGTGCGTACTCAAATTGAAGAAGCTATTTCAGTAGCATTAGAAGCTGCATTCTTAACAGGTGAAGGTGCATCTAAAGACCAACCAGTTGGATTAATGAAAGATATCCAAGAAAATGGCGGTGTCGTTGATAAAACAACATCTGGAACTTTAACTTTTGCAGATGCAGATACAACTGTAAATGAATTAAAAGATGTATTAAAAGGCTTATCTGTTAAAGAAAACGGTAAAGAAGTAAACATTGACGGTAAAGTTGTATTAGTAGTTAACCCACAAGACTCATGGGATGTACAAGCGCGTTACACTTACTTAACTGCTAATGGTGGTTTTGTAACAGTATTACCTTATAACGTACAAATCGTATCATCTGAATTTGTTCCAACAAATAAATTAGTTGCTTTTGTAACTGATCGCTATGATGCAGTACGTGGTGGCGGATTAACAGTTAAGAAATTCAACGAAACATTAGCTTTAGAAGATTGTATTTTATACACTGCTAAAACTTTTGCTTATGGTCAACCAGCTGATAATAATGCATCACGCGTATATGACTTAGAATTATCTACTGCAGTTCGTACTTCAACTCCTGCAGGTGGAACTACAGATGGTGCAGCACAAGCCTAAGAAAGTAGTTGATACTAATGCCAAGCGTTAAGATATCAGATGAAATTTTAGATGAATTTAAAGAATACACTAAGATTTCTCATGATACAGAAGATGAACACTTATTACGTGTTTTAAATATGTCTTACGAGAATTTAGAAACACGTTTTGGCGTATTTGATATTAATAGTAATTTAAATGGTAAAAACTTAGTTTTTGCACGCGCTCGATACGATTATGAAGATTTATTAGAGTTCTTTAACGATAACTATCAAGATGATTTGTTACACTTTGGCTTTTTGACATTAAGAGAGCGTGATGTAAATGAAAAGTAAATTTAAAAAACCGTTTATTACAACAAAAAAGTTAAATACGCGTGTTCATTTTTATGAATATCAAGAGAATGAAGGACCAGAAGCAGGTGTAAAACGTAAAAGAGTTTTATATCATTGTTGGGCATATGTTCCACAGTGGAAAATGACTGAATTACAACAAGCAATTGCAAATGGTACAGAACATGATGTGAAGATATTTATACGTGAAACACATGGGCAATATATACCAAATGAAAAACATTACGTTGCAATAGATTCGCCATATATTCATCAAGATTTAAATATTAAATTAGTACAACCTGATGTAGAGAACGAACAATTTTTAATGTTAACTGCAGGGGTGGTATCTAATGGCGAGTAATAATTTTAGTGGTATTCGTGCAGATGGATTAAAACAACTCCAAAAAGATTTGGAGAATAGATTTAGTCGTCAAAGAATGAACAAAATCATAGATAAGGCGTTGATTAAGGCGGGAAATATTGTTTTAGACGCTATCAAAAGTAATATTCGTTACTTTAGAGATACTGGCGCAGAGTATGAAGAGGCTAAGCTATCATCGCCTTATTGGGATAAAGGTGTTCGTTCTGTTCGAGTATATTGGGAAGGACCACATCACAGATATTCTATTGTTCATTTAAACGAGAAAGGCTTTCACGCTAGAAATGGTAAGTTTATTCGTCCTAAAGGTTTTGGGGCGATAGATAAAGCATTGCGTACAGCTGAGAAAGAGTTTTATAAAACGGTACAGGAAGAAGTGGAGAAGTTACTATGATTGATATATTAAATAAAATATACAGCGTCCTAAAAGATGACGAAAAACTAATGAAAATACTAGATATCAAGAATGTAAAGTTCAATGACTATCCTGACGTTAAAGACATCACAAAGCCTTATGTCGTATTAGATGACTTTGATGATCCTATTCCCGAAGTACATTATGACGGAGAACGTGCAGCGTATAGTTATATTGTTCAAGTAGATGTATTTGTGAAAGCTAGTGCAGATTACAATGCACGATTAAGAAGAAACGAAATATCACAACGTATTAGTGATTTGCTCTGGAAAGAATTGAAAGCAGGGCAAGTAAGTAATTTAGGAAATGAATATAACAAAGAATTTGCTTTGTATCGCTCAACAAGACGATATGAAGCAATTTTTTATGAGGAGGAAAATTAAATGGTTAAATATGCTAAAACACCAAAATCATTTATCAACATTAAAGATTTAGGTTTCGCTTTATTAGAAACAGATGAATTAGATGGCACTATCAAATATTCAAATGTAACACAAACTCGTGGTTTACAAGAAATTTCAGTAGAAACTGGTGGAGAAATTGTTAATGCTTACGCTGACGGTTCAATTATTGAATCAGGTAATACAGACGGTGAAGGTAAAATTTCTATGACAATGCATGCTTTCCCTCAAGAAATTCGTGAATTAATTTTCAATGAATTTTACGATGAAAATGGAGTGTACGCAGAAAAACGTGGTAAGCAAAACAACTATGTAGCAGTATGGTTTAAACGTGAACGTCGCGATGGTTCTTATCAACAAGTCGGTTTAACTAAAGTTATGTTTGCTGATCCAAACTTAGAAGGTAAAACTGCCGAAGAAGATTGGGAATTCAGTTCAGAAGAATCTGAAGGTACTGCAATGCACCGTGTGGCTGACGGTAAACGTAAAATTTTATTCGATAGTTCTCGTGAAGGTGCAAATGTCGATTCATTCTTCGAAGAATTATTAAATGGCGCTTATGACAGTAAAACAGAAGTAGACACTGCTTCTGCATAAGGAGTGTTAATTCATGGTTCAATATAAAGTTTTGAAAGATGCTAACGATCTTAAAACTGGTAAAGAATACCACAAAGATGAGGTCGTGGAAGAAAAAGTAAAAGTAGTCGACGACTTTGAAAAACGTTTGAAGAAAAAAGGTTATGAGTTACCATTCTTCGAACGTGTTGAAGATAAATAAATTAATCTTTAGGACTGCATTTAGCAGTCCTTTTATTTCGAAATAAAAAGGAGATATTAAGACATGTCAAACAAATTAAAACGTAACTATATTCGTTTAGTAGAAAATCCAGAAGCAGAAGAAATTAAATTAGAAACATACTTAACACCACATTTCATTCCATTAGATGTTTTATATGAATCAGTGGATATCATGGCTGAATTAGAAAAAGCAGAAAATGGAGAAGTTGAATTATCATTCAAAGAACAATTAGATAAATTAATTGATGTAGTAGTTAAAATTTATGGTAAACAATTCACTGCTAAAGATATCAGAAACCGTCTACATGCGCCTGACGCACTTGAAACATTACAAAAACAAGTACAATTTATTGCTAATGGCCAACAAGACGAGGAAACAAAAAAGTTTATTCAGAGCATCAGCTAAACAAATTAAAAAAAGAAGATTTATCTTACAACGGCATGTTGAAGAATTTGGATAAAGTCGTAAAAGACATGGTGGAAAATGGGACACCAGCAAACCAAGTTCTTGAAATGCCGTTTTATTATATACTTCAAATTTTAGATGAACGTCATCTAAATACTGTTGATACTGATGAAAAAGCCGATGCGCTATTCTCTGCATTGTAGCCTTAGTCATTGGTACTAAGGCTATTTTTTTATATCTAAATAAGGAAGGAGGGACAGTAAGTGGCTGAATCAAGATTTAAAGGTTTATCAATCTTAATGAATATGCGTGACGTTGGTATTGAACGTACAATGAAGCAAATACGAGCGCAATTCAAAACGTTAGATTCAGAAATGCGTAGATCTAACGCTAATTTCAAGCACTCAGAGAAAAACATGCAGTCTTATGCAACAAGAACGAAAGAATTAACTAAAGCGATTGATGTAACTGAAAACTCTATGAAAGATATTTCTAATCAGTTAAAGAAAATGACTTTAGAAGAACAACGTTCTAGTGTTGAAGCCGAAAAGTTACGTCAAGAATATAGTAAGCAACATAGAGCATTACAAATGTATCAACGACAATTGAACTCAACTGAACAAGAGATGAAACAATTCGGTACAACGACTAAACAAACGATTTTCTCAATGAAAAAGATTAACGATGTTCTAGGTACAATGAAACGTCAACTTAACATTGCAAATATGGCATTTCAAAGTACAGAAAAGTCTACAAACAGTTATAAGAATTATTTAAATCAATTAAACACAGTTATTCAAAAACATCAAAATACAATTAGAGTATTAGAAGGTCGTTATCAGAAAGTAGCGAGAGAACAAGGTGTTATGAGTAAAGAAGCATTAGAGTTAAAAGAGAAAATCTTACAAGAAAAAGCAACTTTAGGACAACTAGACAATCAATATAAGAAAACGACTATGGAAGCTAAACGATTTTCTTTTGAACAAAAAACATTAACATCTTCAATGTCTGAAATTCGTCAAAAAATGTCGCAGGTAGCACAATCTTTAACAATTAGTGCTAATAAATTCAAAATGAGCGGTCAAACTGCTCAAGCATATAAAGCGCGAATTTCTGAATTGAACAATGGAATGAAACAACAGCAACTTATTGTTCAAAATTTATCTAGACAGTACGACTTTGCTAAAAAGCAGTACGGTGCAACTAGCCAAGAAGCACAACAGCTTAACGTAAAGTTATCTGAAGAACGTTTGAAATTAAAAGAGTTAAATACTCAATTAAATCAAACAACACAAGCACATAACCGTCTAGAAATGGAACAAAAACAAGGCATTTCTTCTATGACTCAAATTAGAGCGAAGATGTCACAGTTTAACGATACGTTATCTCTATCAAGAAGTAATCTTGCTCGTACAGGAGAAAGTGTAAAAGCTTATGGCAATCATTTAAATACACTTAAAACTAACATGTCAGAGCAACGTGTAGTGTTAAGAGAATTAATCGCACAATACAATCATGTAGCCACTGCACAAGGACGCGACAGTCAAGAAGCAAGAGAACTATCTAGCGCAATCACTCAACAAAAAATTAAGATGAATGAACTTGAGAGCGAACTAGATCAAACTACGCAAAGTTATAAACGATTAGAAACAGAACAACGCAACGCAGAACGTTTATCTTCAACTGGCTTTGGCAGAAGTATTCAAAGTGTCAATAAATATAAAGATTCAATTAGAAATGTTGGCTCTACTATGAGAAGTGTTGGATCTACTTCAATGCTTTATATGACTATGCCAGCAGTTGCAGGTATGGGAACAGCTATTAAATCATCAATTGAATGGGAACAAGCTTTAGCGGGTGTTGCTAAAACAACTAATATGAGTGGTAGCGAATTAAATAAAATGGGCAATGAAATTACTAAAATGAGTAATACAATGCCATTCGCTGCAACAGAAATAGCAGGAGTAGCAGAAGCAGCAGGGCAACTAGGTATCAAAAAACAAGATATCACTTCATTCACTAGAACAATGATGAACTTAGGTGTAGCTACAAATCTTACTGCAGATGAAGCAGCAACAGAGTTTGCAAGATTTGCTAACGCTGCAAATATGCCAATCAAAGATGTAGATAGATTAGGTTCAACGGTGGTTGCTCTAGGTAACAGTACAGCCACAACTGAAAAAGAAATTGTTGATATGGCACAACGTTTAGCTGGTGCTGGTGCGCAAGCAGGATTTAGTTCTGATGAAATTATGTCAGTCAGTGCAGCAATGTCATCCGTCGGGATAGAGTCGGAAGCCGGCGGTACAGCGATGACTCAAATTTGGAATAAGATGACAAAAGCAGTCGCTGAAGGCGGCGACACTTTAGATAGCTTCGCACAAACAGCCGGAGTAAGCGGTAAAGAATTTGCACAAGTTTGGGAAAATAACCCAAGTAAAGCTTTATCAATGTTTGTTAAAGGACTAAGTGAAACTAAAGGTGGAGCTAAAGGTGTATTACAAGCATTAGATGATGTAGGTATCAAAGGTATCAGAGAAGCCGATACTATTAGACGTATGGCTAATAACCACGAAGTGTTGGATAAAGCTTTAAAAACTGGTGCAGAAGGCTGGAAGAAGAATACTGCTTTAACTGATGAAGCTAACATCCGTTATGAAACAATGGGTAGTAAGTTGAAAATGTTAAAAAATACTTTCATCAACTTTGCTAGAACAATTGGAGATGCAGTTGCACCTATCGTTTCATTCTTAGCAGATAAGTTGACTGGACTGTTCGAACACTTACAAGGGACAAGTAATGCTACTAAGATAGCAATCGCAGCATTCACTTTATTAGGTGTTGCTATACCTCCGCTCATTGTTGCAACTGGAGTACTTGCACATAGTATTGTAGGTATTTCAGAAGCTATGACGTTACTTAATGCTACTAAAGGCGGGGCTAAATTCTTTAGCCTATTTAATGGTGGTATTAAAGGTCTTTTACCTAAGATAGGACAGTTATTAACTAAAATACCTCTACTTGGAAGTGCGTTTACTTTATTAACAGGTCCAGTAGGAATAGTCATAGGAGTCATTACTGCTTTAACTGCAGGAATCGTATATCTATGGAAAACAAATGATTCATTCCGAAACTTTGTTATAAATGCATGGAACGCAATAAAAAATAGTGCAATAGCAGTATTCGGCTTTATCAAACCATATATTATTAATATTTGGGATGGAATAAAAAATTCATCAATTGCGATTTGGAACGCTTTAAAAACTGCTGCAAAAGTAACGTGGAACGCTATTAAGTTTGCTGTTCAGCATCCTATTCAAGCGTTAAAAAATATTATTTCAGGTATTTGGAACTTCATTAAAGCAAATAGTTTAAACACTTGGAATTTAATTAAAACTGGCATTCTTAACATTGCTAAAAGTTTAGTTAGCTTAGTACGAGCTAGTTTTAATGGTTTGAAAGCATTCTTCACTATGCTATGGAACTTCATTAAAAATAATTCGATTAGAGCATGGTTAGCTATTAAAAATAGTGTACTTGCGATCATCCGAAATTTCATTACATTATCTAAACATAACTTTGCAGTTCTAAAAGGTTTCCTATCTGCATTGTGGACAAGTATTAAAAATACTGCTATTAAATTATGGACTGCCTTAAAAATTGGAGTGCTAGCCATTGTTCGAACATTGGTCAGCACAGCTAGAAACATTCTTAATACATTGAAAAACTTCATCACTCGCCTATGGCAAAGTATTAAAGCAATATCTATCAGAATATGGACTGCTATTAAAAATGTTGTCATTAACGCTATTAAAGGCATGTACAATGGTGTTCGAAAAATATTAGCTAATTTAAAAGCATTTATCACAAGAACGTGGACTGCTATTAAAAATACAACGATAAAATTAGCTAAAGGTTTAAGCACTGGTGTTAAAAATGCATTTAACAGTTTATCTAGGGTAACACGTAGCATATTCAATAAGTTAAAAGCCTTCATGTCTAATGTATGGCGTAATATCAAAAATACTACTGTTAAATTCGCTAAAAGTCTTTGGTCTGGTGTAAAGAAAACTTGGAATAGTCTTTCAAGTGGTACACGACGAATTTTTAACAGTGTTAAAAGTTATATGAATAGAACGTGGAACAACATAAAAAACAATACTGTTCGACTAGCTAAAAATTTATGGTCTGGTGTCAAACGTAATTGGAACGCATTAAAGAGTGGTACAACTAGATTATTTAATAGCGTTAAGAATTATATGAGTAGAACATGGAATAGTATTAAAAATAATACTATTAAATTTGCTAGATTATTGTGGGCAGGTGTTAAAAGAAACTGGAATAGCTTAAAAAGTGGTACTAGCGCTATATTCAGTAGAGTAAAAAACGATACTGTATCTAAGTGGAAATCAATGAAAGGCAGTATGGTAAATATAACATCGGCATTATGGTCTAAAGTTAAAAACACTTTCTCTAATATGACTAATGGAATTAAAAATTTCGTAGGTCGTATCAAAGGCCATATTGATGGCATGGTAAGTGGTGTTAAAAAAGGCTTAAACGGATTAATTGGTGCTGTAAACTGGGTTGGAGGTAAGTTAGGTGTTAGTAGTAAAATACCTAAACTTTCTACAGGTACAGAAAGTACACACACTCAAAGTTTCATAACTAATGGTGCGATTAACCGACCTACTTTAGCTACGGTAAATGATAAAGGTAAAGGAAACGGTAAAGGTAGAAACGGTCATCAAGAGTTAATTCAACGTAAAAATGGCTCTCTCTTTGCGCCAAAAGGTAGAGATGTCGTAGTTCCGTTAAATAAAGGCGATAAGGTCATCAATGGTAAAACTACTCAAAATCTTAAAACTCAAGGACTTATCCCTAAATTTTCCGTAGGTACAAGTGGAGATGATGTTAGAAAACGCATGCTTAAAGATGCTAAAAAACACAAAAAACATAATCATCCTACATTTGATGCTGGAGAAATGATGGCAGGTCAAGGTGGCGCTGGCGGTGCATTTAAAGAAGCGTGGAAGTATGTTACTGATAAAACTAAAAATATTGGTAAAGGTACTAAGAAAACAGCTAAATCATTGTCAGATGGTGCTAAGAAAATGATAAATACTTCTAAAGATGCTCTAGGTGCTGCAGGAACATGGGCTAAAGAGAAAGCAGGAGACTTACTCGATTTCGTTGGTAAACCTGGAAAACTTTTAGATAAAGTCCTTAAAGAATTTGGTGTTGACTTTAGCATGGTCAACGGTGAAATTCCTAAAATGCTTTGGGATGCAATGTGGAAACGTCTAAAAGAAGGTGTGAAATCACTATTTAGTGGTTGGTTAGATGACGCATCAGAAGGAGATGGTGATGGTAGATATATTAAATATCTTAATAACATCACTACTCGATATAGTCCTAATGGTCCACCGCCTGGCTATCCGTTTAACTGGGCGCATCCAGGCATTGACTTACCTTATATTTACGAAAAAGTACAAACACCTTTAGAAGGTAAAGTTGAAACAAGAAACACAGCATCTGGTTTTGGTCATCACATCATTGTAAGAGCGAAACCTTATGATGCTTACTTCGGACACCTTAGTAAGTGGCTTGTTAAAAACGGACAACACGTTAAACCAGGTGACACTATTGGTATTTCCGGTAATACAGGTTCAAGTAGTGGCCCTCACTTACACTATGAAATGAATAAACACGGTTTTGGCTCAATGACAGGACATTCTATTGATCCGGTTAAATGGTTGAAATCACACAATGGCAGTAAAGGTGGAGGCTCAAAAGCAGCAAGCGCTTGGAAACCTGAAATTAAACAAGCATTAAAAGCAAATGGCTTACCAACCACTTCAGCATATGTAAATGCGTGGATAAGACAAATACAAACAGAGAGTGGCGGTAATGCAGGGGCTGTTCAAGGAAACATTGGAGATATAAACAACAGAACAGGAAATCTAGCAAGAGGTTTATTACAAGTTATCCCACCAACATTTGCTGCAAATAAATTACCAGGTCATGGCAATATTATGAATGGTTTAGATAATGCTATGGCAGCAATCAATTACGCCAAAAAACGTTATGGTAGAACAGGAATGTTACAAGTTATCGGTCATGGTCATGGTTATGCCACAGGTGGCTTAATCAAATCTGCTGGCTGGTACAACATAGCAGAAGGTGGTTATCCTGAATGGATAATTCCAACCGATCCATCTAGACGTAATGACGCTATGAAGATGTTGGCACTTGCTGCACAAGATATAGATAAGAAAAGTAGTACTAGAGGAAATAAACGACCTAATTCATTGCCTAAACCAGGTGGAAGCAATGACAATGATGTGTTATTACAAATGTTACAAGCACAACAACAACAAATTGCTTTATTGACTCAAATTGTGACAAGTAATCAAACAATTGCAGATAAAAACTTTGAACCAACGATTGATAAATATACACACGAACAACAAGTTTTCAATTCTATTGACAAATACAATAGACAAAAACAAAGAAAATCAAGATTTAAACCAGGGGAGGTCACGTAATTGATTGATACTATAAAAGTTAATGATAAAACACTTCCATGGTTAGTAGTTGAAAGAGGGTTTAAAATACCCTCTTTTAATTTTGGTATTGAAACTGAAGAAATACTAGGTCGCAGTGGAAGTGTAGTAAAACAAAGACAATTGAAAGAATACAAATTTGAACTTCCATTAATTATTAGAAATGATTATCTTTCATCTGATGGTATAAAAACACATGATGATGTGTTGAACGAACTTGTTAAGTTTTTTGATTACGATCATTCAGTCTCTTTACAATTTAAATCACAAAAATGGTATTGGAACGCTTATTTTGAAGGACCAATCGAGTTAGAAAAGTATAGTAAAACTTTTTGGCAATTCAGTATCAACGTTGTTTTAGCTGATCCATACAAATATGCGGTAGAAGGCACTAAAAATACAGCTATCTCAGACCAAGTATCAGTAGTAAGTACAGGGACAGCTGACAGTCCTATTATTGTGCAAGCAACAGCGTTAAAGAATGCGAGTTATTTCTCTATCACGAAGAATGATGAAGATTATTTCATGATTGGTGATGATGATTTAGATAAGAAAGTCGAAGATTATACACCGACTTTATTTAATGATGAGATGCGTTCTTTCTTTGGATGGACTAAAGTCACTAACGGTACTATCAACGATAACGTAACTGGTGGCACAGTTGGTGGTTCTATGGCTATGAGTTCTTCAAAAGACGCTTTTATGCTTGATGAAAGTAGCATTACAGGTACGAGTGGATGGAATGGTGCAGAATATAAGCACTCATTCGGTAAAAGCACTCAAGATTTTAGTTCGACAGTTAAAATACACGTTAATCAAGGTAAAAAAGGTGCTACACATGCAACTCAATATATATATGACACAGATAACCGTGTGATTGCTTCTATTGGTTATAGCAACCCTAGAGCAACGCAAAACATTGGAACAATCTATGTAACATTATTCGACCAAAATGGTAATCAAAAGAAGATATACAGTTATACAAACGCACCTAAGTTTTACACATGGAAACATATAGTAATTTATATGCGGTTAAAACGTATTGGAGATAAGTTTTATATAAAAACATGGAAATATGATGAAGTAGAATATCCTAAACGAATTACTCCAGTAGATGTGACAGAAAAAGTGTTTGTGGATGCAGGAAATTTCTATCAACGACCTATATCAGCAGTAAGTATCTACATTGCTAAAAATGGTAGTAATTATCATATGCCCACAACAATTTTAGGTAGTTATAATCATGAAATATTACCTAAACCACCTAAAGCAAGAGATTTAATCATTAAAAAAGGTGATTTAATCAACATCAATATGGCAGAAAAGACGGTAACAATTAATGAAGATCCTGCACTTGATTTAAAAACATTTGGCAGTGACTTCTTCAATATCAATAAAGGCATGAATGAATGTATGATTTATCCAGAAAACACATATGACACGACAGTATACTGGCAAGATAGATTCTTATAGATTGGAGGTTAGATAGTGAAGAATGTAGGAATACATGTACTTGATTTTAACGACAATATTATTGATTTTATTAGCCAAAGTGATGGCGCATTAATCAATGTTGAAATGAGTATGAATGTAGAAGAAAAAACAGAAACCTTTGATTTTACGATTGAAAACACTCGAGCAGAAAAATTAAGAGAACGTAATCGCATTATCGCTCAAGATAACAACGGTACGTTCAGAGAGTTTGTTATTATCCACATTACAGATAACTTCGACGGGACAACTGAAATCGAATGTAACGCTAGTTACCTAGAAGATTTGAAAACTGCAAAGCCAATTAAACCTGGTAAATTTGAAGCACATACAACGACACAAGCGCTACTCAAAACACTTGCTGATACAGGTTGGGAAGTATCTGATGATACAGAATATGGTGGCAATAGAACAACATCATGGACTTCTCATACTAATCCGTTTGATTTAATTTACATGCTTTGTACTACTTATAACATGGTGCCTGAGTTTTATATTGAATTAGGCGCACATACTGTCGAACATCGTTATGTATCAATCACTAAACCTAAAAACTTATTTAAAGGTAAGGAAATTACTAAAGGTAAAGATCTAACAGGTATGACAAGAACTATTGATCTATCTGAAGTGAAAACTGCTTTACTTGCAGTTGGTCCTGAAAAAGAAGATGGCTCAAGAATTGAAACTGTTGTAGTAGATGATGAAGCACAAGAGATTTTCGGACTACCTAACCGTTATATTTGGGATGTATATGAGCCTGAAAGTAACGATGAGAATATGACACTTAAACGTTTGACCACACTTGCTAAAACAGAACTTAACAAGCGTAATCAAGCAGCGATCAGCTACGAAGTATCTTCAATCGATATCCATAAATATTATAACGATGTAACAGTACATCTAAGAGATATTGTCAGAGTTAAAGATAGAGATTTCAAACCGCCTTTATATATAGAGGCGGAAGTTATAGGTATTAAATACAACTGGTTAGCAGATGAGAGTGAATTTACATTTGGTAATGTTATTGAATATGAAGAAACAAAACTAAGAGAGTTCTTTACTAGAAAACTTGATGAAATCACTAAAAAACTTAATGACAGTATATCTAATGTGAACACTATTGTGAGTGATGTTGTAGCTGGGGAATTAGAATATTACGAACGTAAAATATTTAAAGGTGCAGAACCACCAGAAAACCCACAAAACGATACATTATGGTATGACACATCTAATCCTGACGTTGCAGTACTACGTCGTTACTGGAACGGGGAATGGATCACTCAAACAGCTGATGATGTAGAAAAAATAGGCGGGTTAAGACGTGAGCAAGTGATGTATCGAGATTTAAATAACAGTTTCATCAATTTAACTATCCAACATGGTAAGTTGCAAAATGATGTGTATGATGTATTGAATAGTGAATATCTTGTCGACGATGATTTAAAAGGTAATTTAAACCAAGCATTGTTAGATGTAGATAATGTATATCAAGAGATTAAAACTAATTTAGATAGTATGGATGAAGATACAGCTACAATAGGAAAATTAGTTGATACTCAAACTTTATTTACAGTGTATCGAGAAAAGTTACAAACATTATATAAATATGTTACTGACTCTAAAATTTCTATTGATAAACGGTTGAAATTACTTCAATCACAGTACACGGACGAGAAGTTTAATGATGCTATGGATAAAATAGCTCAATCGTTGCCTAATGGTCGTTGGGATAGTAAAAACCAACAGTTATATGCTGATATTCCTAATCGTAATGAAGTAGAAAATCTTAAAACTACATTACAAGAATATACAGACGGTCAAATAAGCAATTTAAACAACATTTTAGGAAAAGAAATAGATAGTAAAATAAATACTACTAAAAATGAAATAAGCGCTAGTATTAGCAGCGTAGAACGTAAGGTAGATGGCATTGAAGTTGGTGGTCGAAACTTAATCAGAAATAGTGAAAAAATTACCGATTACATTATACTTGCTAGTGTTGAAAAAGCTGGTACTTATTCATTAGGCTTTGAGCCACATTTTACAGAAAACATTCCAAGTGAATTTGGCGTATATTACGGTGGAAATATAGATGTCTTAGCGAATGATAAACCACGAATTACACATACATTCGAAGTAAGTGAAGATAGAATAGGTAAGGACATAAGGTTATTCTTCGGTGGCACATACAAGACACATAAAGATTTTGTAGATAAAGGCTATATAAGTAAGGTTAAATTGGAATATGGCGATTTTGCTACTGATTGGACGCCTGCACCAGAAGATGTTGAAGATAGAATTTTAAATTCTAAACAAGAAGCAGAAGAAGCAGCTAAAACATACGCTAAAGCACAAGATGAGTTAAAACAGAAAGAAACACAAGCATATGCAGACGGTATTGTATCTGATGAAGAAGAACGAGCAATAGCTGACGCAATAGCAAAACGTGATGAAGCAAAAGCATACGCAGAGCAAAAAGCACAAGAGGCTCAAGAGGCAGCAAATCAAAATACTTCTGATCAATTAGAGCCTATCACAACGCGCGTCACAACTAACGAGGCAAGCATAACAGAATTAGATAAACAAATCAGCTTAATGGCTAAAAATGATGATGTAGCACAAAAATTAAGAGATGTTGATGGACGACTTACACCTTTAGAAACGGACGTAAAAAACAATAAAGCAACGCTTGATATTTTACCTACACAAATTGAAAGTAAAGTGTCTAAACAAGATTATACTTTAGATAAAAACGAAATAGTTACACGTTTAAATAATGCAGATAGCCAAAGAAAGCAACTTTCAAATGAAATTACTGATAAAGTTACTTTAACTAAATTTGAGAGTGGT